TCTCCAGAAACGATAACATTAAATGGTATTGATGTTTGTATGGTACCATGGATTTGTCCAGAAAACTATCAAGCATCTCTGGATGAAATAGAAAAAACTAAAGCAGAACTCTGCATGGGTCATTTTGAAATCGCAGGGTTTGCTATGTACAGGGGGATGCAGTCTAATGAAGGACTATCTAAAGAAACATTTAACAAGTTTGATATGGTTTTCTCTGGTCATTATCATCATAGGTCAGATGATGGTCATATCTATTATCTCGGCAATCCCTATGAACTTACTTGGCAGGATTACAAAGACCCTCGAGGATTCCACCTGTTTGATCTCAGTGACCGAAAACTTGACTTCATCCCAAATACATATACTATGTTCGAAAGAATCGAGTACGACGACAAAGAGCGAGAGCCCACCGATCTCGATCCCCTTGATTTAAAAGATTCTTATGTCAAGCTGGTTGTTGTAAACAAAACTGATTATTATAAATTTGACAAATTTATCCAGAAACTGTATACTAAAGGGTGCGCAGATATTAAGATCATCGAAGATCTTTCAGAGTTTGAAGACGGTGAAGTTGGAGAAGAAATTAACTTAGAGGATACTCTCTCAGTTCTCTCTAATTATATCGATTCAGTTGAAACCGATGTTGACAAAGAACAGGTAAAAACATTTATGAGAACTCTTTACACTGAAGCAGTTAATGTGGAGGTTTAATGATTACATTCAAATCCATATCTTGGAAAAACTTTTTATCAACAGGTAATGCATTAAACAAAGTATTGCTTAATAGATCAACTACTACATTGATCATTGGTAAGAATGGTGAGGGAAAGAGTACTATCCTAGACGCATTGTGTTTCGCTTTATTCGGCAAACCATTCCGCAACATCAATAAGGGACAACTTGTTAACTCTATCAATAGCAAGAATTGTTTGGTTGAGATTGAGTTTAGTGTTGGTAAAAAAGAGTATCGTGTAGTTAGAGGAATCAAACCAAATATCTTTGAGATCTATCAGAATGACGAGATGATCAATCAAGATGCTGCAGCAAGAGACTATCAAAAGATCCTTGAGCAGCAGATCCTAAAATTAAATTACAAGACATTCACACAAGTAGTCATTTTAGGATCTGCTTCTTTCGTTCCATTTATGCAATTATCGCCAGCAATGCGACGAGAAGTTATCGAGGATATTCTTGATATTCGAATCTTTTCGACAATGAATCAATTGCTCAAAGAACGAGCGCAGGAAACTAAAGATGAAATTGCTAGGATTGAAAACGAGATTAGCAGTGCGCGGGATAAAGTTGAATCACAACAAGTCCTCATTCAAACAATCAGCAACGCCAAAGCAGAAAGTATCAAAGCAATTCAAAACAAGATTGACAATAATACTGCACAGATCTCTGTGGAAGAAATTGAGATCGGTACTATCATTCAAGACATTAATAATCTTAAAGTTAGCATCGAAGGTAAAGATGCTCTATATGAGGATATCGAAAAAGCCAAACAACTAAAGACAAAACTAACTGAAAAGGTAGAAACCTGCGAGCATAATGCGGAGTTCTTCACAGAACATGAGGTTTGCCCTTCTTGTTCGCAAGACATATCCGAAGACTACAAGCAAAAGATTATTCATGATCTTCATAGCAAGATGCAAGACAACAACAGAAAGATTAGTGAACTCGAACTCGCTTTGGGAAATCTTACCAAACGGCTAGAAGAAATTAATAAAATCAATGATCAGATAACAGATAAGAATATACTTCTTTCTACTAAGAACTCAACAGTTAGTTTGTTGTCTAGACAGATTAGTGAAATGAGGGAAGAACTATCTTCTCAAAGACAAGACACAACTAATATAGATGAAGAGAAAAACAAGTTAAAGGTACTCGCCAGTGAAGCACTTGAAAAGATCCAACAGAAAACTAAATTGCAAGAGCAAAGAAATTTAGAAGAAGTTGCAAATATACTATTGAAGGATACTGGCATCAAGACTGCTATCATTCGCGAGTATCTGCCTGTTATGAACAAACTCATTAACAAATATCTGACTGCCATGGATGCTTATATTCACTTTGAGTTAGATGAGGCATTTAATGAGGTAGTCAAGTCTAGATTCAGAGATGAGTTTACCTATGCTAGTTTCTCTGAAGGCGAAAAGATGCGTATAGATCTTTCTATTCTTTTCACTTGGCGCCAGATTGCCAAGATGAAGAACTCTGTCAATACTAATCTTTTGATTCTGGACGAGATCTTTGATTCATCTTTGGATACTGCAGGCACTGACTACTTTCTTACATTGATGAATAGTTTTGGAGAAAACACTAACATCTTTGTTATCAGTCATAAAGGTGATCAGTTGTTTGATAAGTTTAGATCGGTCATTAAGTTTGAGAAACGTAATGACTTTTCAGTGATTGCTACATAGGAGATATTATGGCTTGGTTTCTACACAACAATGTACATGAGCGATGGGCTTGGACTGATTTATTTACACCAGATGAGTGTTCTCAAATTATCAAAATGGGATTGGAAGATAAGGTTGTCACTGCATATGTTGGTGAAGATAAGGAAGCAAAGAACTCTATAAGAAAGGGGAGTGTTTCCTGGTTGGATGAGAAGGATGAAAAATATTCTTGGATTTATAGAAAATGCACTGATGCAGTTAATCAACTAAATTATAAATATTTTAGATACGATCTAACTTTTCTTGAAACATTGCAGTTTACAATTTACGATAAAGAAAAAGATTTCTACGGTAAACATGTAGATAACATGTATCGTGGATATGGATGTAGAAAACTGTCTTTTAGTGTTCAGTTATCTGACGAAGAAACATATGAGGGTGGTGAACTACATCTACACTTTGAGAATCAACCAATAATTGTAAACAAAAAGTTAGGAACATTAAATTTGTTTTCTTCTATGATCTTGCATGAGGTAACGCCAATGACTTCTGGTACCAGATATTCCTTGGTTGGTTGGGTGCACGGTCCAAACTTCAAATAATAACCCTACAATCTGTAGGGGAATCCTAAGACCCTTATGATAGAAGGGTCTTTAGGTGTTGTCTTTAATTCAATTTTAGTCCATAATTACTCTTATATTATGGAGGTTAATTATGTGGGATGACTTTTGCGACGTTGAACTTGCAGAACTGGCAGTATTGTATGGTCTTAAAGAAGAAGTTAAATTTGCCAATGATAAACTGTTGGCAAATCGTGAGCAGATCGAAGATATGCTCTCTTACTATGAGCATGTAATTTTTGATATTGGATACTAATTATGGATATTAAATCATCGGATATTTCTGCTCGTCTGCTAGCAACTGAGAATCTTTCAATTGTTCGGGCAACTGCTCAAACAGCATGCTTTGACATTGTTTCTCGTGTATTGACTATTCCTTTATGGAAAGACATGACACCTGAGATCGAAGATATGCTTATCGCCCATGAGGTAGGTCATGCTCTGTATACGGGCATTGAATACATGGAACCCATCAAACAATCCCCCAGACTGCGTTCATATATGAATGTGCTAGAGGATGTTCGTATTGAGAAACTTATTAAACGTAAGTATCCTGGTCTGCGCAAGCGCATGAACGAAGGATACTCTCAGCTTATAGAAAGAGACTTCTTTGGGATCAAACAGATCCAATCATTGGATGACTTACTTTTGATCGACAAAATTAATCTCTACTTTAAGGTAGGATTTTCTAGTGGCGTAAAATTTGACGCAGAGGAAAAAGTATTCGTTGATCGTGCAGAAAAGACTGAAACAATTGACGATGTAATTCAATTGGCTAAAGAAATATATGAGTTCTCACTGAAGAAACATAAGAAAGATCTAGATTCAAAATCTTTGGATGATCTTTATCTTGATGAAGATGATGGTGAAGATGACGATGATGACTATCAGTTTATCGACTCTGAAGACGATGGCGATTACAAATTGCTTTCAGATGAATCTGATGATAGCGAAATTAAAAAGACGCGAGACAGAAGATCAGAAAAAGGTGATGAGAATGAAGACTCAGATCTTGATTCAATTACAGATTCTGCCATGCAGCAAAAATTGAAGAATCTTGCAGATCATGATACAAAATACATTCAATGGAAACTGGATACTTTTTATACACGTGATGTTGTCATTGACTATAAAACAATTCTAAGTCAGACTTTGACAGACACACAGTATACTGAAAAGTATATTCAGGATGAGAATCGGTATGGGTCTTTCGATGCCACTTACTTCAGAAAACATCGGGCACAGAAAGTTCAGAAATACAATAAGTTTGTAGAAGAAACTACACGCACGGTTAATTATCTAATCAAAGAATTTGAGATGAAAAAATCAGCTCAACTTTATAAACGTGCTCGTGTAGCAAAGACTGGCTCTCTAAACTTGAATAAACTATATGCATATAAGCTGCGTGAAGACTTGTTCAAGCAGGTAACTATTCTACCACAGGGTAAAAACCATGGCATGATTATGCTTTTAGACTGGTCAGCTTCGATGCAAAAAGTCATGCATGACACTCTTGAACAAGTGGTTTCATTAGCAACTTTCTGCAAAAGAATCAATATTCCATATCGTGTTCTCGCATTTTCTTCTTCTTACTTTGAGGAAAAGAATCGAGATAGGCGTGATCTTCTCCAGGAAAACTGGGAACGTATGAAAGAACACGCAAACAAGGTAAAAGAATCTAAACAAAACATTATCGATTCTAATACTAATTTTAGTTTGTTAGAATTCTTTAACAGTGAAATGACGACATCTGAATTCAATGATATGTCACGCAGACTGTTAACTGGAACTCTTGTTGCTCAAGAAGGGTTTTCCTTAAATTCAACACCACTTAATGAAGCATTGGTATGGGTATACAATAACATCGGAGACTATATCAAGAAACACAGCATTGAGAAAACAACTCTGATCACTCTTACTGATGGCGAAGGTACTCCAATGTGTGCATTTCCTGGAGCTGAGTCTGGTTTAACTGGACATTATTGGGATGAAGACAAACGCAAATACTGCTCAAAGCAGAATTTTATCAAGGATGATGTTACACAAAAGACTTATCCCATAAGTGGAGATAATGCAAGGCAGACATTGACTTTACTTAATATGATTAAAGATCGTTATCAAATTAAGACGATAGGATTTCATATTGTTGAAAATGATAGACGTTCATTAGGCTGGGCGATAAATGCAAATTTACCAGATTTCCAATCTAATTTTGGGTCATTAATCGATTCCTGGAAAAAACAATTTAGAGATAATGGATTTGCTCTCGTGAATAACTCTGGTCGTGATGAGTTGTATATGATACCATGTTCTTCTACAAAAATTGTAGAAACCTCACTAGAAGTCAATAATGACTCAACTGCTCGCTCTATTGCAAAGTCATTTGGTAACTATATGAATACCAAAAGAACTAGCAGGATCCTGTTGAATAGGTTTATAAACGTGGTAGCATAAGGGTTTTAATAACCCTACTGTCTGTAGGGTTATTGCTTTACTTTAATTCGCAATAATAATATAATTATTCTTGTAACCTTGATTATGGAGATTTGTGATGACAAAAGTTGATACGCAGTTTCGCACGCAATTTGAGAATGTGATGAACGAGATGTTCCCTGATGTTGCTAATCGTGGGATCGTTGAGAACTCTCAGTTGCTTGCTGTAATGAAGAAGTTAAATACAAAAACATCCCCAAGATGGTTGATGGTCAATCGGGTCGGTCGTGGACTGTATGCGATTCCTGGTGGTCAGCAACCTCAAGTAGTAGGAAACACTGCGTTGAAACCAGAAATAAAAGAATCATTTGTTGTAGACTATTCAAACACGAAAGAATTGATTCCTGTGAAGGATCCAAACTTCGTGCCTTTTGGAAACTATTCAGATCTAGAGACAATCATTAAAGCAGGAATTTTCTATCCTGCATATGTTTCTGGACCTACGGGTAACGGCAAGTCCACTATGGTGGAGCAGATCTGCGCAAAGCATAAGCGTCCGTTAATCAGGGTCAATCTGAATATGATGACTGACGAAGATCAGCTGATTGGCTCTAAGACTTTGACAAACGGCAACGTCGAGATTGTCGAGGGACCAGTACTGATCGCAATGCGTCAGGGTATTACTCTGCTGCTAGATGAGATCGATGCTGGCTCAGCAAATACATTGCTTTGCTTGCAACCGATTCTCGAAGGTAAACCATATTACTTCAAACTTAAGAATGAGATGATCATTCCTGCTGCTGGATTCAATGTTATTGCAACTGCGAATACCAAGGGTAAGGGTAGTGACGATGGTCGTTATATCGGCACCAATATTCTCAATGAGGCATTCTTGGAACGATTCGCTGTTACATTCGATCAAGATTATCCTGTTGCTAAAGTTGAAATTAAGATCGTCAAGAATTTGATGCAATCTTTCAATTGTCTTGATGAAGAGTTTGCCGAGACCCTAGTTAAATGGGCTGATGCAATCCGTCGCACCTTTGCTGATGGTGGTGTAGATGAAACTATCACAACCCGTCGTATGATTCATATTGTGCGTGCTTATGCGATTTTTAATAATCGAAACAAGGCAGTTGAACTCTGCTGCAATCGTTTCGATGCTGCAACAAAGTCCGCATTTATTGATCTGTATGACAAAGTTGCGAATCCGCAACCAGAGGTTCCATCGGATCCTACAGTCGCGGCAGAACCTGCAACACAGGAAACTGTTGTTTAATTTGACCTTTATTAATTATTATTGTATAATATTATCTTAACCTTGAAAGGAACTTCGTTATGTTAAAATTTGCAGATCTTTCTATGTCTCAGAAAAAATGTGTAGTTGCTCTCATTGAGCATTCTCCTGCACTGAAAAAGTCTGGTCGTATTTCTTTGAAAGAAGTTATTGCAATCACTCAAGAATTGGCTAAGAAACGCGCCAAAGGTGGGGTGAAAATTGGTTATCCTAACTGGTTGTTTAAATCAAACAAAGTAGAACGTGGCGTGTATGGTCTGCCTGTTCCTACTGCGTCAGAGTTGTCTGACTATACTAAGCAGTTGACATCTAAACCTGTCAAAGTCGCAAAGGCAAAAGTTGTAAAGGTTAAACAGCCTAAGGCAGCAAAACCTGCAGCAACCAAACCTGTTGCAAATGATCAAACTCGCTTAGAGAAAATCATTAATGAGTCTGAAGAAGTTGATCAAGATGTAGAAGACTTCAATCAGATTCTTAGAGAGAATGGAATCGCAGTTTGATTCCGCTTCTGGGTAGGGGTATTGCCATCCCCTTACCCAGTCTTTTTATGATGGCTATACTATGGAGAAATAACTGATGTCTAAACAAGCAAAATTATTGAACTTCCTTCAGAAAGGCAACGAAGTAACAGCGAAGCAGATCGCAGGTTCTTTCGGTTTGAAGAATCCGCATGATGCAGTTTATCAGCTGCGCAGTCAGGGCTACTGTGTTTATGGTAACAAAGCAGTCCTACGTGATGGCACTGAGACCATGAAGTATCGTCTTGGCAAACCATCACGCCAGATGATCTCTGTCGCTAACCGTGTCCTTGGTGCAGAAGCATTTAGCCGCATCTAAGATGGTTGAGTCTGGATTTTCCTTAGAGAGTCCAGACTCGATAACATTTTGGAGGTCGAATGATTCTTAAGCAGAAAGATATTGTAAAAGAATCCCAAACGGCAACTACTGGTGGTCGTAAATTTGATGGAGGTAAACCCCAATATGGTTTGCTTCCACCACTCGCATTAAGAGCCACGGTAGATGTTTTAACTTTTGGGGCAGAGAAATACGAACCAGATAACTGGAAGCATGTTCCAGATTCTAAGCGCAGGTACTTTGATGCGCTTCAACGACATTTGTGGGCGTATAAAGAAGGAGAAACCATTGATCCAGAATCAGGAGCACACCACTTGGCTCACGCAATGTGTTGTCTGATGTTTTTGTATGAGCATGATGTAAAGTATTCTAAAGATGAGAAGTGATTTATTATACATAGTAATATAAAATTTGACAGGAGAAACACCAATGAAACTCAGTAAAGAAACGGTAAACTTATTTAAGAACTTTGCCACAATTAATACTAATCTTTTGATAAAGAGTGGGAATGAAGTATCTACTATCTCTGGACAGAAGAACGTAGTATCTGATACAAAAGTATCCGAGAATTTCCCAAAAGACTTTGGCATCTATGACTTGAACGAATTCCTTGGAGCACTTTCTTTATTTGGAGATCCAGATCTGGACTTTCAAGACAAGTATGTTGTAATCAAAGAAGGTGGCAATAGTATTAAATTCTTTGCAGCTGATCCTAGTGTTTTGACTGTCCCAAAGAACAAGATCAATTTCCCAGACGCAGACATTGAATTTACTTTGACTTCAACTATGCTAAACATGATTGGCAGAACTGCATCTGTTCTTAAGGTAGAAGATCTGCAGGTTGTTGGCGATGGCTCAGCAATCAATCTTCAAGTTGGCGATAAGAAGAATGCGACTGGCAATAGTTATTCTTGTTTTGCTGGAAACACATCTAAGAAATTCAAAGCCAATATTAAAGTCGACAATCTGAAGATGCTTCCTGGCGATTATATTGTCACAATTTCTAATAAGAAGATTTCTCGTTTTAAATCAACTGCAGGAGATTTGGTATACTATGTTGCTGTAGAATCTGATTCTTCTTTTGAATAATTACTTAAGGTTATATTATGATTGAATCTCGTGATGAACACTTTTTGTGGGTTGAGAAATATCGTCCACAGAAGATTGATGATTGCATTTTACCAGAGTCTATAAAGAAAACATTCAAAGAATATATCGCACAGGGAGAACTTCCTTCTTTCCTGTTCAGTGGTAGTGCAGGAACAGGAAAGACAACAGCAGCCAAAGCATTGTGTAATGAGATTGGCGCAGAATATATTATGATCAATGGATCAGATGAGGGTAGAAGTATTGATACTCTGCGAACTACGATCAGATCTTTTGCTTCAACTGTTTCCCTGACAGATGCTAAGAAGGTTGTTATTGTAGATGAAGCAGACTACATGAATGCCCAGTCTGTTCAGCCTGCCCTGCGAAACTTCATTGAAGAGTTTTCTTCTAACTGTCGTTTCATATTCACATGTAACTTCAAGAATCGAATCATTGAGCCACTACATAGTCGTTGTGCTGTTGTTGAATTCAAGATTGATTCAGCAGAGAAACAAACAATCGCTGCTCAATTTTTCAAAAGAGTTTCTCAAATTCTCAAAACAGAGAACATTGAGTTCGACTCTAAAGTAGTCGCTGAACTAATCACGAAACACTTTCCAGACTATCGTAGAATTCTAAATGAACTTCAACGCTATTCAGTAGCAGGTAAGATCGATTCAGACATCATGGTGAACATGACCGCAGACTCGTTCACTGAATTGATAAAACATTTGAAAGATGCAAACTTCACAGAGGTTCGTAAATGGGTTGCTAAACAATCTGATTCGGATTGTCCAACTCTTTTCAGAGAATTGTTTAATAATGCAAGTCAACATCTGGAACCAAATACAATTCCTGCACTAGTAGTTATCTTGGCGGACTATCAATACAAGTCTGCTTTCGTAGCAGATCAAGAGATAAATACCATGGCTGCTCTTACTGAAATAATGATTCAATGTAAATTCAAGTAACATGGATACTATATTTTATCTAATAGGATTGCTTGTCGCTTTCATCTGGGGATACAGATTCAGAGAATATCTTGCAACCAAAAAGATGGATGCTCTGATCGGGATCCTTAACGAACAGGCTAAAGAAAGAGAGCAGGAGATACAAAAGAATGTTATGTTCGTTACAATCGAGAAACATAATGACATGTTCTTGGTATATGAGAAAGATACTAATAAGTTTTTGACTCAATCAACGAATCAGAAGGAACTTGGAGAGAATCTCAAGAAGATGTTCCCCAATAAAAGGTTCGCTGCGTCTCATCAGAATCTAAGAGAGGTGGGATACGATGAGCCCATTTGATTTTATTAAGGCTATAACAGAGACCAAAGAAAACTTATTTAAAGATGACCCCCAAGCCAATAAAGATTACAGCCCTTTTATGGTCAATAAAGGGTTGTCGTTTTACCATGATACCATTTTCCAAGCCAATCAGATGAACGGTAGGTACGATGCACCTAGAGATTGGCAGTTTTTGTATTTACTAAATAGTATATCTAAGAAGAAGCGCTATAGTCCTTGGGCAAAAAAGGATAAAGAAACTAGAGCTATTCTCTTGGTCAAAGAATATTTCGGGTATTCTAGCCAGAAGGCTAAGGAAGCTGCCCGAATACTCTCTGAAGAGCAGTTAAATACTATTGAAGAAAAACTACAAAAAGGTGGAAAATAATGTCAGTCGAGATGATTTATTATGACTGGACGCCTGAGTCAATGCTTGAAGTGAACTTGATCGAACCAGACAATTTCCTCAAAGTACGAGAGACTCTGACCCGTATCGGGATTGCCTCCAGAAAAGAAAACAAACTATACCAGTCTTGCCATATTCTACATAAGCAAGGCAGGTATTTCATCGTCCATTTCAAAGAACTATTTGCATTGGATGGAAAAGAATCGAATATCACTAGCGGTGATATCGAGCGCAGGAATGCGATCGCTTCGCTTTTGCAAGATTGGGAACTGTTAAAGATTATTAATCCATCAAGAGCAGAGCAGAAAGCATCTCTATCGCAGATCAAAGTGGTCTCCTTTAAGGAGAAGGAACAGTGGGAACTTGTGCCTAAATATAACATAGGAAAGAAACGAAATGATCAAACTTGAATTGAAAGTAGAGGAAGTTAATACTATTCTTCGTGTGTTAGGAAAACATCCGTTTGAAGAGGTCGTAGCATTGATTGGTAAAATCAAACAGCAAGGCGATGCTCAGGTTGCAGAAATGCAAAAAGCGGAAGCAGAGAAAGCAGAATCTGCCTAAATAGAATTGTCCCAGGGATGGGAACGTAGTTAGTCGGTAACTACGATAAAAGCCGACTAAAACTGCCATGCCCATTTGGGGTGGCGAATTTCAATTTACTCGCTTAACTTAAGGAGAACGCAATGTTACATATCGCAAATACAACTATTGACACCATTCAAGGTGCTAAGTCCATCTTCGTCAAGAACTATGTTCAAGACAAGACTGTGGCTGATGCGCTTCAAACATTGGTAGATGTAGAAACAAATTTCGCTAAGTCTGTTGCCAAAGCAACATTCGATGCAGTTGATGTTGTTTCTGCAGAACTCACCAAGTTTACTTCTGTAAAGAAGTAAGGAGGTTCAAATGACATTGTTACCACAGGTCTTCGGGAAAGACTTCGATAAACTATTTGTAGGTTTCGATGATCATTGGTCGCGCATGTTACAGTTACATGACGAAATGACCAAGAATATTCCAAACTATCCACCATACAATATCTACAAGTCTGACGAAAACAAATACGTCATTGAACTGGCAGTTGCTGGTTTCGGCAAACAAGATATTGAGATCACTCTTGATAACGACAAACTTATTGTCAAAGGTGAAGCAAAGGATGACACGCAAGCGTTTCTATATAAAGGAATTGCAACTCGTGCGTTCACTCGCAGCTTTGCAATTGATGATCAGGTAGTTGTTAACAATGCAAGTATGGTGAATGGAATGCTTAAGATTTTCTTAGAGAGAATCGTTCCTGAACACAAGAAGACACGCAAGGTAGAGATTTCAGATGAGGCATCTAAATCTGATCCTGAGTTACTTCTTGAGAAGAAAGCAGCATAATGAAAACCATTTTATGCCGTATAAGATGTATGCTTTTTTCTTTTGGTAAGGCACGTGCTGCTGCATGTCTAGCAAGACATGGAAAATATGAGGCAGCAAAGCGCATTATCTCGATGGAAGATCCATATAAGTGTTAATAAATTAACAGTACGACTTTAGGGGAATCTATTTCCCCTAAATAGTCGTATGAAAGCAAAAGTGTCCGAAAACCTAGTATCCTTTATCTCTATTCGTAGGGGTAACTGGGTCATCAAGGTTTCAATTTATAAGACGTTATCAATAATGGTAGTAGGACAACACTGTTTTGACTTTGATAAATTCTTTGTCAGACAATTTGAAAATCATGAACAGGCAGCAGACTTCTTAGAAGATCTTGCCAAGGAAGAAACTGATGAATATTAAAGTATTTAAAATGATTAGTGGTGAAGAACTTATTGCTGAAGTGATCAATAATCTCCCAACTACAAAAACCCTCAAAGAGCCAGCAGTTATTGTAATGCAAAAAACCGATCAAGGTATTAGCGTTGGAATGATGCCATATATGCCTTACGTTTCGGGTAACGTGACTCTCAATAATAGTGCAATCGCAGCCGAAGGCGACCCAGACGTAAAGCTGGTCAATGAGTATAGCCGACTGTTCGGGTCGGGTATCCAGATCGCCTCAGCAACCGATATTCCAGCTCGCTAGGAGCTCTCCCCTCAGTCGGGTGGGGATTACCCCTAATCTATCGCTGCGACCGCTCTATCGACCCTCTATAGAGCCCATAAGTTAGTAAGCACTTACTTACTAATAACCCTCAAACCTGTAGGGTTATTAGTTGCCCTTAATTCACGTTTCATGGTATAATTACTATGTAATGATGATAAAGGTGAATGATGAATAAGAACGTAATCTATAACATGCAAACTCGTACTAAAGCAGAGTCCCGTGCTGCCGCAGAAAAAGAACTAAAAGCATTTCTGCGTAAAGGTGGCGTTATCCAAGTAGAAAAACCCCAAAAGAATCCCAAGTCCTTCATGAGTGCAAAATCATCTCGTGGATTTCTTGGTGGCACTTCTGGATTTGCTACTGGGTTCCCGCGTAAAATTGCTGGTGTTTAATAAGGAGACGATATGAAACAGTGGAGTGAATTGACTTTACACGAGCAGCTTTGCTGCACTCTTTCAGATGCGTACAAAGATGCGCATGGTATCCGTCCTCGATTTATGAACTTCCAAGAAATGACTATTGAAGATCTCAACCGAGAGATCGAGATCTGTGTTAAGGTCATCGAGCAAAACTACAGAGATGAGCAGGATGCTGAGAAAGATGCAGCTGTCAAATTCGAACAGCATGTCACCAATACCATCTGTATGGGTGCACGTGATCGCGAAACAGCATTGCGATGGATTATGGATGCCAGCCATGCTGATGGTGACTGGGATTATTTCTGCTATCTCAACGGACTTCCTTACGGTTACTTCAGGAAATCTGCATGATCCTTGCTAAAGAAATATCCAACTGGGCTGAGTCATATCAGCCCAATCATACATATCTGATGTCAGATAGTATGTCAAAGATCTACGGGTACTTCAAATGGAATGACCCGAAACAATTTCAGATGTTTAAGAATCCTATTCGTATTGATAGAAAGTACAGACAATTTAAAGTGCTGCAGAAAAACATTAAGGATATGGAATGAACCTGCATAAATTTTTCGAGAGTCTTGCTGCTAATGCTTCGCGAAATTTTAAGATTGAGCAGCTTGAACAGCACAGTAAAAATCAAACTCTACGCAGAGTTGTTCAACTTGCTCTTGATCCGTTTACCAATTTTTACATTCGTAAGATTCCAAAGTACACACCCAACTCTGCGCCAGGCATCAGTTTAGATTTTGCTTTGGATTCTCTGTATGACCTATCTGCCAGACTAGTCACTGGCAATGCAGGGATTGCTCATTTAACATCTATGTTAGAAGCATTGAATTTGGAAGATGCTAAGGTTATTGAACGTATTATTGAAAAGGATCTAAAATGTGGAGTGTCAATCGCAACCGCAAACACGGTTTGGTTTGGTTTAATCAAAGAGTATCCAGTGATGCTGTGCAGTGGCTTCGAACAGAAACTGATAGACAAGGTACAGTTCCCAGCATACGTCCAGTTGAAAATGGATGGTATGAGGTTCAACGCACTCGTGCGTCACAACGGAAACGGATCTTCGGTTGAGTATCGGTCGCGTAATGGAAAAGAGATTCAGTTGCTTGGTAATTTAGATGATGAATTTGTTTCGTTGTCAAATGGTGTTGACTGTGTGTTTGACGGAGAGTTGATTCTCAAGAAAGACGGAAAGATTCTAGATCGACAAACTGGTAATGGTATTCTGAACAAAGCAAACAAGGGAACAATTAAACCAGAAGAAGCAGCCATGGTTCATGCGACTGTCTGGGATGTCATTCCTTATTTGTATTTCGTTGATGCTTACTGCCCTACCAAATATGAGACACGGCTAGATTCTTTACAAACACTTATCTCAGCAAAGCATTACTCAAAGATTGATCTGGTAGACAGCTACATAGTCAATGACATCGAGCAGGTTAACAATATCTTCCAGCAATTTCTTTCTTCTGGTCAAGAGGGAATCATCCTCAAAGACAAACGTGGAACATGGGAAGATAAACGTGTTAAACATCAGATCAAATTCAAAGGCGAACTAGAGTGTGATCTGAAAATTGTTGCAGTAGAGGAAGGCACTGGCAAGTATGTGGGTATGCTCGGTGCAATTATCTGTGAATCTGCAGATGGAATTGTAAAAGTCCGAGTTGGATCTGGTTTCAATGATGAACATCGCAAGAACTTCTGGGGAAATAATTTAGTTGACAAAATTGTGGCTATCAAGTATAATAGTCGTATTAAGAATAAGTTGGGAGAGGAATCACTGTTCCTTCCAATTTTTGTAGAGATTCGTGATGATAAAGATGTTGCTGATGTATCAAAGGATATAAAATGAAATTAGGGGGTAGATATGGAAGACTATCTTATAGAAATGAGATTGAGTAGAGCATTTGCATGTGAGTTTGAGAAGTTTTGGCGTACATATCCAGATAGAATTACACCTGAACTTTTTAAGTCTTACGTAGAGTTAAAACAACACTATGAAGTTGAAATGGAAAAGAATTTATCATAGCGAGAACTAATGTTTATATTTGATGTAGAAACTCTTGGAGTAGAATCTAATGCTGTCGTTCTATCGGCAGCATTGATTCATTTTGACCCAGAGAAGCGACCAATATATCAAGACCTGCTCGACAATGCATGCTTTGTTAAGTTTAATGTACAGCATCAAGTTGAAGCTGGTAGAACTATAAGTGAATCTACTCTTGACTGGTGGAAGGAACAACATCGTTATGTGAAAGAAGTTAGTTTGCATCCTTCCAGAGATGATCTGAGTATGAAAACTGGAATGAAAATATTGCACGATTATATGGCAAAATATCCAAATGCAAATAAACAAACAATGTGGGCTAGAGGCTCATTGGATCAATTGGTAATAGATTCATTAGCAGTGAAAGTTGACATGCAAGAAATTGCAGAGTATCATATGTGGCGTGATGTCCGAACTGCAGTCGATATTCTCTACGGTACTACAAATGGCTATGTAGAAGTAGATCATCCTCTATTCAAACGACATGAAGTTATTAAACATCATCCCGTTCACGATTGCGCACTCGACGCAATGCAACTTATGTATGGAAAGCAAGTTTAATGCAATTTTATACTAACGTATATCCCTATGGCAACAAGATGTTGGTTCGTGGTTATGAACACGGCAAAGCATTCTCATATAGAGTAGATTACTCTCCAACCCTTTTCGTTGCATCTAAAAAACCTGGAAGCAAATGGAAGACTCTTGATGGAAAGGTGCTTGATGAGGTACAACCTGGCACTATAAAAGAAACGAGAGAATTTATTAACAGATATGAGGATGTTGCTGGATTCGAATTGAATGGTAACACAAACTATGTCTGTCAGTATATCAGTGATACATATGACTATGATATCAACTGGGACGTAGACCAAATAAAAACATTCTATCTTGACATCGAAACTTCCACTGAGGGAGGATTTCCAGATGTTAAAACTACGAACGAAGAGATTCTTCTAATCACAATCAAGAATTCCAAAACAAAAGTAATTACGACTTTTGGAACAAAAGAATATACAAAGATCAGAGATGACGTTAACTATGTTTTCTGTTCAAGCGAGCGTCAACTGCTCACTAGATTTATGGATTTCTGGCAGGCAAACTATCCTGATGTAATCACTGGTTGGAACATTGCATTCTTTGACATACCATATCTTGCTGGAAGAATTACAAGAGAACTTGGAGAAAACGTAGCATCTAAACTCTCACCATGGGGATTGATTCAGCACCGCAGCATATACGTCAAAGGTAACGAGGAAATCTCTTATGACCTGCACGGCATTGCTCAGCTTGACTACTTGGACTTGTATAAAAAGTTTACATATACCAAACAAGAATCCTACAAACTAGACTATATCGCAGAGCAAGAACTAGGTGAGCGCAAGAAAGAAAATCCTGGAGTTGACTTTAGAGATTTCTATTCTAACTATTGGAAAGACTTCGTTGAGTATAACATTCACGACGTAGAACTTGTTGAGATGTTAGATGATAAGATGCGTCTACTTGAATTGCTGTACACTATGGCGTACAACGCCAAGATTAATTTTGAAGATGTGTTTTCTCAGGTTCGTATGTGGGATGCCATCATTTACAATCATCTACGTAGTAAAAACATAGCAATTCCCATTAAGAAAAATGGTGGATCAAAGAGTACTCAGTTTGAAGGTGCATTTGTCAAGGATCCAATAATTGGTCGACATAGATGGGTCGCTTCGTTTGACTTGAATAGTTTGTATCCGCATTTGATTATGCAGTACAATATCTCTCCAGAGACATTGACTGATGAAAAGATCTCTTGTTCAGTCGATAAACTTTTAAACAAAGAGATTGATACTTCTTATCTACAACGTAGAGATCTGGCACTGACTGCTAATGGATGGTGTTACGCCAGAGAACATAAAGGGTTCATGCCTGAGTTAATGGAAAAGATGTATACTGACCGAAGCAAATTTAAGAAACAGATGCTAAAGGTTCAGCAGGAGTATGAGAATGATAAAGGCAACAAACAGCTTGTCAAAGAAATAAGTCGCCTGAATAATCTGCAGATGGCGATGAAGATTGCACTCAACTCTGCTTACGGTGCCATGGGTAACGAGTTCTTTCGTTACTTTGACATACGTATGGCAGAAGGAATCACGACATCTGGTCAATTGTCTATTCGTTGGATTGCTAATAAACTAAACGAGTTTATGAATAAGACGATGAAGACGCAGGAAAATGATTATGTTATTGCTATCGATACAGATTCAATCTATCTTTCTTTGGAATCTTTAATTGAAAAACTGTGCGAAGGTAAAACCACAGAGCAGAAAATTAAATACATGGATAAGGTTTGCGAGGAGATCTTCCAACCGTTCATTGATAATAGTTATCAAGAGTTGGCAGATTATATGAATGCGCACTCGCAAAAGATGCAAATGAAGCGAGAAGTTCTTGCTGATCAAGCGATCTGGACTGCCAAGAAACGCTACATATTAAATGTACATAACTCTGAAGGTGTACAGTATGCCAAACCTAAGTTGAAGGTCATGGGTTTGGAGATGGTTAAGTCTTCAACTCCAGCAGCCATTCGTGATATGCTTAGGGATTCTATTCAAGTTATCTTAAAAGGCAGCGAAGAAAATCTACATCAATACATAGAACAGAAAAGAATACAATTTCTAGAGATGCCTGTTGAAGATATTGCATTTCCGCGAGGTGTCAACGGTGTGAAGATTTATGCTGGTTCTCCAATCTATGCAAAAGGAACTCCAATCCATGTTCGCGGTGCTCTGTTGTATAATCATTATGTGAAACAAAGGGGATTAGATAAAAAGTATCAGGCGATTCGTGATGGCGATAAGATTAAGTTTGTATACATGAAGATGCCTAATCCGATTCAAGAAGATGTTATTGCCTTTGTGCAGCACTTACCGAAAGAACTAGAATTGCATACATACATAGATTATGATAAACAGTTTCAAAAGGTTTTTCTTGACGCATTACAGATTGTTATTGAACCACTAGGATGGAAAACCGAAAAGGGAAGTTCTCTGGAGGAATTCTTTGGATAATATCAAGATCATAAAGACTGGTATAAATGTATCAAAGATAGTTCGTCAACTGGAAATGTATCCTGAAGATTGGGGGATGCAGAAAAGGGTTGACGGTGCGCAGTCTATGTTAGATAGAGGATTCCCAGAAATTGAAGCTGGAGTTTTACAGTTAGTTGTGGGTGGTATAGAACATGAAGGACAATATGTTGGAGACACAGAAATTTGCATACCAACAGAGGCATGCAGAAGACACACAGAAATTATTAATTTTCTAAGAAGAAACTTTAAGAGATTTAGTCGATGTGGATTTTTGTCTTTGCCAGTTGGCGGATCAGTTGGAAAGCACATAGACTTTGGCAGTTACTATCAGACAAGAGATAGATACCATCTATCAATACTTGGAAGATACAAATATATGGTTGGTGATGAAGAATATATTGTTGAACCTGGAACTCTATTATGGTTCAATAACAAACTCCCGCACGGAACAGAAAATCTTGGGGACTGTGTTCGTGTAACTTTTGTATTTGATGTTCCGCATCACAAAAACAATCCAAAATAACTTTACATTTAATCAGATATGTAGTATAATACTGTAATAACTTAAGAGGATATTATGAGCATACTAGACAAACTTAAAAAGAATTCCACTATTAAGGACACATCAGTCCTTTCGCAATCTAAGTTCTTTACAAAGAAAGATATGATCCCGACCACGATTCCAGTTCTCAATGTGGCATTGTCTGGTCGTCTTGATGGTGGACTGACACCAGGACTTACAATGTGGGCAGGTCCGAGTAAGCACTTCAAAACTGCATTTAGTTTGTTAATGGCGAAAGCATATCTCGACAAATACTCTGACGGTGTTGTTTTGTTTTATGATTCAGAGTTTGGTACACCACAATCCTACTTTGACTCTTTCGGCATCGATAGTGAGAAAGTTATTCATACACCAGTCACTGATGTTGAGCAGTTAAAATTTGATGTAATGAAACAATTGGAAACTATTGAACGAGAAGATCATGTAATTATTCTAATTGATTCTATTGGTAATCTTGCGTCAAAGAAAGAAGTTGAGGATGCATTAGATGGCAAAGCAGTTGCAGATATGTCTCGTGCCAAGCAACTGAAGTCGCTGTTTCGTATGGTCACCCCACATTTGACTCTAAAAGATATTCCTATGGTCGTAGTCAATCATACATATAAAGAGATTGGTCTGTATCCAAAAGATATCGTGGGTGGCGGTACAGGTTCTTATTATTCAGCCGACAATATCTTTATCCTTGGTCGTCAACAAGAGAAAGAGGGAACTGAGTTGATCGGCTACAACTTCATAATCAATGTAGAGAAATCAAGATATGTCAGAGAAAAATCTAAAATTCCTGTTACTGTTTCTTTTGATGGTGGCATTAGCCGTTGGTCTGGTTTACTTGATATTGCACTCGAATCTGGGCACGTTATTAAACCATCCAATGGTTGGTATTCGCGCGTAGATGACGACGGTGTTGAGGAGAAGAAGTATCGCCTCAAGGAAACCGACAACAAAGATTTCTGGATGCCAATCCTAAAACAAAAATCGTTTATCAATTTTGTAAAGAACAAATATCAAGTTGCTGCTGGAGAAATCCTAAAGGATGAAGATATTGCTGAGGAACTTGACAAGATAGACGAGGAAGAATATGGCGAGAACACTTAAACCTTACGTTGTAATGCATCACAAAGAAGCAGGTATTGATGCGATAAAGTTGACGGAAGGTCCATTTGAGGGTATAATGTATACCTATGGTGTTGTTAACTTCGAAGAAGACGAAGAAAATGATACACTGAAAATGCATTTTGAGTATGAGATATTAGATAATGGTGGTAAAGGGTTTGGTAACAAAGAACCATTTGAGCAGTATATTGGTGATATCCTTCAAGATTTAATTCATGAGGGAATTGCGGAAAATAGCATAACTTACACAGGTGGAGTTGATGAGAATAGAGACAGCGATTCTGTCGAATCTGATAAACAATGAAGAGTATTGTCGTAAGGTCGTACCGCATTTAAAGAAGTCTTATTTTGCAGATAGAAAAGAAGCAGCAATTGCTTCTTTATTAATTAAGTTTTTTGAACAGTATAACAAGCCAGCAAGTCCAGAAATTCTAGCCATTGAGATTGGTAACCTATCTGGATTTACGGACAAAGAAGTCCCAGAGATGCTGGAGTATGCCAAACAACTAACCACTGCTGAAGAGAATGAAGAGTGGCTAATACAAAACACTGAGAAGTTCTGTAAGAACAGAGCAGTTTACAATGCCATTCTTGATTCTATCAAGATCATTGACGGTAAAGATCCAGCGCATACTCAAGACGCCATACCATCTATCCTCTCAGATGCATTGGCAGTATCATTCGACAACCATGTAGGACACGACTACATAGAGAATGCACCAGAACGCTATGACTTTTATCATAAAGTCGAGGAGAAGGTTGCATTTGATCTTGATATGTTCAACAAGATCACTAAGGGTGGACTTAGCAAGAAAACATTGAACATTGTTTTGGCTGGTACTGGTGTTGGTAAATCATTGTTTATGTGTCATGTGGCAGCATCTGCACTGGTAGCAAACAAAAATGTATTATACATAACTATGGAGATGGCTGAGGAACGTATCGCTGAACGTATTGACGCGAACCTTCTTAACCTGACGATGGATGAGTTGAAAGTTGTAGACAAGGATATTTTTGAGAGTAGGATTGATAGGATTAATAAGAAAACTCAAGGCAAACTTATTGTTAAAGAGTATCCAACAGCAAGTGCTCATGCGGGTCACTTTCGTGCATTGCTTGAAGAACTAAAGATGAAGCGAGAGTTTAAACCAGACATTATAATGATTGACTATTTGAATATCTGTGCAAGTCAACGTATGAAAATGAATGCAAATGTAAACTCTTATACATATATTAAAGCCATTGCTGAGGAGTTGCGTGGGTTGGCAGTTGAATATAATGTCCCAATTATATCAGCTACACAAACAACTAGATCTGGTTATACTAATTCAGATCCAGGATTGGAAGATACTTCTGAATCATTTGGTCTTCCAGCAACAGCAGACTTTATGATTGCACTGGTTAGTAATGAAGAGTTGGAACAATTGAATCAGATTATTGTTAAGCAGTTGAAGAATCGTTACAGTGATCCCAACTATTACAAGAGATTCGTCATTGGAGTTGATCGTTCTAAAATGAAACTTTACGATGTTGAATCTTCTGCACAGGTCGGTCTGGCAGATTCTGGACAGAAAGAAGATGATAGTCCAGCATTTGACAAAAGTGATTTTGGTAAAAGATTACAGAGCGATTCTTTTAAAGGGTTTAAGTTTTAAGGAGAAGATATGAAAGTTATTGTCGCTGATAAGAAAATCAATTGCGAACATTTACTTGGGCAGTTTCTTGACGAGAGTCATTATGATACTCTGATCGAAGAAGATGCAGATGTATACATGCCAGATATTCCAGGTCAGGCAGAGTCGCTATCAGAAGAAAGAATAATTCTAAAGTTTCGTAAAAACTACTTTTCTAAAGAGCAGCAGGATGCAGCGTATGCTGGTTTGAGAGAGGCAGCAACTGAAACGCAGAATCGTGGTCTTGCTGCTGGTCCACGAGCTGAGAAACTTGGCAATCGTGAATGGGTGACAGAGTATCAATATGATATCATAGATCAGTTTTTGAAACCAACAGAAAATCTTTTTGGCGAAGATCCAATCGAAGAGATTAAGAAGAAATACGAAAACAAAAAAGATTCTGTATCTAACAGAGCCAGAGTTTGGTCTATTGAAAGAGTCAAACAAGAGAACTTTGAGTTTGAAACTTGGGTAGAGAAGGCACGAAAGATGTCTAAGGATGCAGCAAGAGATTCTGCTGAGTTTGTTGCAGATAAACTAATCTGTCAAACTACATATGCCAACTCTGTTAATTCTGGTATTGCTGGATGGTTTGATCGTTATCCTAGAATACCATACGGTCGTGCTACTTCTTATACCAGAGATAATTTTGATAAGTTTAAACTGGCATTTCCATTTCTTCAGACATTGGCGACGGGATTCAAAGAACTTATGCCGTGGAGATATGCAAACCAGATGGAAGCAGCAAACAAGATTGATTCTAGATTTCTTGTACCAGAAACTCCATTTACAACAATCACAGTTAACAAGACATTTAGAACTGCAGCCCACAGAGATGCTGGTGATTTGAACTCTGGTTTATCAAATCTGTTAACTCTCACAAACAATGGAAACTATACAGGAGCATATCTTGTAGCACCAGAGTATAGAGTCGCAGTAAACGTAAGACCTGGAGATCTATTGTTGATTAATAATCACGATGTTATTCATGGAAATACACCAATCATATGTCATGATGAAGTAGCCGAGCGTATCAGTCTTGTTTGTTATTTCCGTGAGAAGATGTTAGAACTTGGCAGCAAAGAGTATGAAGATACTAGATTTGATTTTGTTGAGAACAGAAGACTCAATAAAGAACATCCAGAGTGGCGTCCATTATGGAATGGTGTATCTCAGGGAATGTGGACGAGCGATGAATGGTATGACTATTGTGAGTCTAAACTAGGTAGATCTGAACTGGTAAAGTATCATCCAGAAGCAGACAAGTCAACAATTGAGGAGTTCTTTGCATAATGTGTGCCGTCATTGGATTGATTATACAGAAACCCTCTAAAGAGGATTTTGACATGATACACAGAGTATTTCTTGAATCTAAGATTCGTGGAATGCATGCTACTGGTATGTCGTTCTTACCAAAGTGGAGTTTCAAAATTGAAACAATTCAAGAGCCAATCCCAGCAGACAAATTTGTAGAGAAATATCTTCACAATGACAATCTATCCGACATGCTTGCAGAAGATGGCAATCTATATTTAATTGGTCATTGTCGTTATTCGACCAGTGATCTTGAGTATAATCAACCATTGTATTACAATGAGAAATCTATCGTTCATAATGGCGTCATCACTCAAGAGTTGCCAGAGAAATGGAAAGACCTTTATGGATACGACTGCATTACTAAGAATGATAGCGAATTAGTTTTACATTCTGAAGATCCACTGAATGAGTTTTCTCATATGTCAATGGGTGTAGTTGAACTCTATTTAACTAGAAGAATGCGTTTCTATAGAAATGGTAAACGTCCTCTGTATTTCACGGCAGTGCAAAATGGATATGTTGTGACTTCTACACCAGACATAGCAAAGCGTGCTGGTCTTGAGATGTCAACAGAGGTTCCAATGAATACATATATGACGATCGACTCTAACCTTACAACTGATATTAAAAAAGTTTACGTGGACAATCTTGACTTACAAGAGGTAGAATATGAAACAATATCCATCTGAGAATTACACATGGGGTTACGAGATAGAATGGGGTGACATTGATCGTCGTCTGCAGGTTCCTGAGAATCTCGGTAAATGGGAATATGCAGAAACTGATATTGTAAACATTCATGATCCATTTAAATATGTAGCGTGCGATCCTTTGGGTGAAGAGCCATATATGGGTGGTGAGATAAATACCATGCCAACTAAAACATGGAAGCAACAGGTCGATCGTATTATGGAATTACATGATTTCTTTGTAAGTAATGGAAATCAGCCATCAGCGTCATGCGTCAATCATGGGCATTTACACGTATTTGTTCCTGGTCTTAAAGATGACGTAGACGGTCTCAAGCGTCTGGTTAAATATATCAAAGAGAATCAAAATGATGTTATTGAATCCTGTTACCAGTTCTATGAGGCAGGACAAATGAAGTCATGTAAAGGTGCTAAGATGTATCTCAAGTATGATGGTGGTAGACCAATGCCAGATTATATGTGTGATAACATTATCAATCTAGCGAAAGACTTTGAAGACTTTATTCGTCTACATGCAGCAGGCAAGGATGGAGTTTCTATGGGAAGACCATTTAGGTATGCCATCAATACGTATTGCATGAAACACACAGGCACTATTGAGTTTCGTTGTTTTAGATCATCAGTTAGTAGAGAGGAAATAGAATCGCAATTTAAGTTCGCAGAGAAATTTATTTCTGCTGCACTAAACAATGGACCATCCGTCAAAGAAATTCTTTCTACTGATGACTATAAATTCCCACCATTCGTATGGAATCTAAATGAATACGTAGGATGGGAGAAAACAAAGTATCCCAAAGAGCGTGGTGAGAAACATCGTGAATACCATGAAGTTGCATAAGTGCACTAAAGAAGAATTCATATCTCAAATATCTGACCACAAAGCGGATAACTTCGCCAAGACTTTCGTTGCCAAAGCAAACATGCAAGAACAGTGGGACTGCTGTATGGGTGCATGGGATAATGGAGAATTGTTAGGCGCAATCATAACTACCGTATCTAAAAAAGATCCAAAGGTAGCCAATCTACAACTACTTCATACATTCTATAAACATAGGGGAAGGGGAGTCGGTAAAGCACTCACTGACTTTTCCTTAACGCATGCAATAGCATCTGGAGCAGTTTACTTTAGAGTTTCTGCAGAGCCAGATGCGGTTCAATTCTATGAGAAATGTGGCATCAAGTTTTGGGGTAAACAGAAGTCTGGTTGCAGTCTTTCTATGTTCAAAGTTGCAAGCAAAGACTATGCCACTGGAATATACGATGAGAACGATCCTGTGATCAGGAAAGCACTATACAGCGGTCGGAAGGGAAGTCTGGCTTCGTCCTACACGGTGCAAGAAAGTGTTGACTTAAATTCATTTCTGTAGTATAATAGAGTTATATTATGGAGGAGTTGATATATGATTTTTGAAGCATTTGTTTATGGCTGGCGAAATATTAATAATGGAAAAATGTATATCGGATTTCGAAAGAATTCCGATGTGAATGACGGCTATGTATTTTCTTCTGAGGACCAAGAGTTAAAAGAAGCATGGTCTCTTGGATTACTTCGTCGTTCAATTCTTTATCGTGGTGATAAAATTACAGCTATTACCATGGAACGCAAACTGCTTAAATATGGTGATGCTCGACGTAATAATAAATTTTATAATCGATCAAATGGTGGTGGCGCTGGGATTCAAGACTATAAAATAATTACTGATGAACAAGCCAAAATAGGAATCGATTGGATAAACGGAGTTGATCCAGTCGAACATATTGATATATTTAATTTTGTTGATACTGACTTAGTTGATAATCTTTGGCAGTCTGTTAAAGACAAAAAATATGAAGTGATTGAAGAACTAGTCAGCGAGATTGTAAAGTTTAAACACAATCAGGTTCGACTAATTATGATTGATCATAATCATGTGCGCGCAATTTCTGACAACATGATTCATGATCCAGTCGAGGCTCGAAAAAATATCTCTCCAATTATTGTTTGTGTTGGAAAAGATGGTTCTAAAACTATTATTGACGGGAATCATACTTCTAAGGCAGTTATTAAAGCAGGGTGGACATCTGCTCCAGTTATCTATATTAACAGCAGTGAATTTCTAGACAAAAAATCTAATATTGATCATTTCGGTATTATCGCCAACCATAATCCACAGATTAAGAAACCTCCCACACCACAAGACTGTCAGCGTGCTATTATCAACTTGTATACTAATAATTTAGAAGATCAGGATAGAAACTTTGTACTATTAGATAGTGATAAATTTAAAACTACTTGTGAAGAGATTCTTCATCCACGATGGACAAAGAGTACAATTTCTAGTAATCTTATAGAGGCACGTAAGCGTATTAAAACTAATTACGCACAAGCCAAATTAAATTTTCAAACTTATTCAAAAACAGATCTTGACTGGATTGTTAAACATGTTGAGTATCAGCATCCAAAACTTGCTGTTATATCTGTATCTTCAGGAGCGATTTATAATGCTGGTATCGGTGCGGTGATTAATAAAATGGGTGGTATGAATACATGGGAAGGTTTAATTGTTACACACCACGGAAATATTTCTGAACATGATTCCTGGGCATCTGCTGAAGAAAAACTAAAAGAAGGTATGAAGCGTCTTCATCCAAAGTGTAACATAAAGTATGTAGTTCTCGACTCATTCCAAAAACAACAAACAATTAACTTTTAATGGACTACCGTTTAAAAGAAAATCGACGTGAATCATTTATCCGCTGGTATGCGTGGTCATTAAAGTTTAACGATTGCGACCCAGCGGTTTGGTGCACTAACTATCTAAACAAAAGATATCTACATAACAATGAGCAGCGTCTTTGGTTATGCTGGCTCTATGGCAATACGTATTATCTACCAACTGCATGGATTCTAATGAATGAGTTCCCTGACTTTGAACTCGCCACAGTTGATAGAATGGAGCAGTGGAATACTGCCAACTACAAACGTCTGCGTTATCAAACAGACACCAAGTGGAACAAAGGGCATCTGCCTTCTATGTTCGCATCTTACCAGAAGTTTATTGGAAACAAAACACAACGAGAGGTATTGGAGAGTTATTATGGTGATACAGAAGAACAGTCATTTGACAATTTGTGGGCAAGCATTAAAACTGGGCTTCACAAGTTTGGTCGTTATAGCACTTGGTTTTATCTTCAGCATCTTAAGCATACTGCTGGGATTAGGATTAATCCTACTAGCCTCATGCTTAATGATTTTGATGGCTCTCGCAGTCATCGTAATGGGCTTCTTCTCGCCATTGGACAAGATGACAACTATGATGTCAAACTTACTGCGGGAGATTATGACAGACTTGAACAAGAAGCGAAATCGATCCTCGAGGAAACTAGAAACAGATTTCCGCATTTAAATAGTGTTGTTGATTTCTTCACCATGGAAACCTGTCTCTGTTCGTACAAAAAGATCTTTAGGCAACATCATGGACGTTATCTTGGATATTATCTTGATCGTCAAGCAGAAGAAATTATGCAGTGTGAGAGTGACGGATGGTATGGAATTGACTGGGATGTTTTGTGGCAATCGAGAGAGGAAACGATTGACTTTCGACTGGATCACAAAAGAGGTATCGACAAAGAAAAATTCTTATCATTCCTCAATACTGGTAAAATGGAAAAGTTAGAATGGATGTTTGACGACGAAGTGAAACCTTTATATGGATTGGAGGCATTTGTATGAGAAAGATTGTTGCTGTTGGTGGATCTCCTGGAACTGGTAAGACCACTCTGTTTAGAGAGTTTATGCTCTCATATGAGTGGAATAAATGCGAACCCAAGAAGATGCTTCCTGCTCTATTCTGTGAGGAGTTAAATCTTTATGTTCTTGGTAAGTATGAGGAAGGCGAGACCTTTGCTGGAACCGATCGACTATCGATGGCAGTTCAACCCATAGCCCAAGAATTTGTCAGCGACTGTAAGTCTAATATCCTATTCGAGGGCGATAGGATCTTTAATCAGTCCTTCCTAGAGTTCTGTATGAAACTCCCTCAGGTAGATCTGCAGGTAGTCTATTTAAAAGCACCGAAGGCTATCCTGGAGCAAAGGTATCAAGAAAGAGGGTCGGATCAATCTGAACAGTTCTTAAAAGGAAGGGAGACTAAATATAGTAATATACTATCTAATTTCGAGATAATGCCCTATATCACTGAGTTTTCCAACACCAACTTAGAGGAACAAGGGAAAATTCTGGAGTTTTTGGAGAAAAATTTAACCTAAAACACCACAATTTTCTGGGATGTAAAATGAAATTCCTAGAAACGCTAGACTACGACTGGATAGAGATGCTCAATTTTCACGAGCGTCCATTCAGAGCCAAATTTATTCCCGCAAAGATCTGGAACGATCTAGATAACTATCGTAATGATTCCAGGGGATTAATCAACTACTTCAAAAAGTGGCGAACCAAGATTGAGTTCCGCCAAGAGAAATCCAAAGCCAAGTGCTATCTAACCTACGTCGGGATAGGTGGTGAGTATGATCCAGAGCCACGTCAGATCGGTATCCATATCTACACGGATTACTACGATAGATTCCCCTTCACAGAAATCACGTGGGATAAATTTAAGTATAGACTGATACAGATCCAGATGCATGAGTTAATACACTTCATGCAGTTCGATCGCAGAGATGGAGAGTGGTCAGGTTATGTTCTCCCATACAAAACAGTCAAGCAAAGAAAGAAGAATGAAGAGAGAAAGTATCTCTCAGAGTTTGATGAGATACAAGCATATGCTCATTGTATATTCTTCGACTATCGCAACAACAAACCAAACATTCCAACAGAAGTTTTAATCTCCCGTTCCAATAAGTCCAAAGCAGATTCAAAGAATATGAATTATGTTTTGCGCACTTTCAACTACGACTATCGAAACAATCATGCCATTCCAAAGATCATGCAACAGGTAATGAAATGGGATCGCAAATATAAGAAACAAGTTCGTTTGTCACGTAAGCATAAATAGTTGTTTATCAAGTAATGGAGTGATAAATGGCTGGCGCATCTGCTGAACGACAAGAAAATGGCGTCATTAAAGCGATAACAGACGCAGTAAAAAAGAACGCAAAAAATCCAATAACACTAGTAGCAGGTAAAACTAAAATCTCTGGTGTGATTCATGCTGAGAAATATACTGGTAGACAGTTGACTGGTTCAGAACCATATACTGACGTCGTGATTCATGTCAAATCTGGCAATACAATAAAGAAAATAAACTGCTCTTTAAAAGGAGAGTCTGCTCCCTCACTCGCTGGTGGAGGACTTCGTGGACTAGAACTTGCGGTGCCAGGAATAGCGAAGAGATTTATGACAGAAGCATTTAACAAATTAAATAAAATGTTAAGTGTTGGTGATAAAGTTCCAGATGTATTTGGTAAGATTAGCGCTGCACCAAAGTTAAAGATAGTTGTTGGTAATGTAGCTATGGGCGGACCAATTGATTACATGTACATTGGACCAATGACTGTTTCTGGACCATATGATGCTAAAACAAATACTATAAAACTAAATGGTTCTCTAATAAAAGCAGATGAGTACGCCAAATCTCATGAATTGTACTTTAGACTTCGAGCGAGAAGAGAAGATCAAAGATTCGATCCTGCTTCAAAAGATAAAGATGGAACACCAAAAATTTATGGAAAATCTCCCTCTCGCGGAGATTCTGCAGGAAGAATAGTTGTAACAGATAAAGTTCCATCAACAGCAGTAATAGTCACAATTTAATAACCTTACAATGTTCAGGGTTATTACTTTACTTTAATGCAAAAATCAGGTATAATAGTTATATGAAGACGTTGAAGACTATCATTGCAGAAGAGAAAAACGTGCACATGGAGCACATTGAAGATCTCGTGTTCAATGAGGGTTCAGCTGGCGTCAACAAAGCAATTAAATTCCTTAAAGACCTGCGTGATATGTTGGCAGGCACATCTACCAAAAAAGTAACAGCAACCGTAAAGTGGGATGGTGCTCCTGCTGTGTTTGCTGGTATTGACCCACGCGATAAAAAATTCTTTGTCGCCAAGAAGGGTGTCTTCAATAAGAATCCTAAAGTATATAAAACAGCTGCAGAGATTGATGCTGATACCGATGGTGATCTGGCAGTCAAACTTAAAATTGCTTTGACTGAGTTTAAGAAACTTGGCATTAAGTCTGGCGTGTATCAAGGTGACTTGATGTTCACATCAGCAGATCTTAAAATGCAAACAATCAATGGTGAGAAGTATATAACCTTCCATCCAAACACTATTGTTTATGCAGTTCCATTTGACAGCGAACTCGCCAAGAAAATTAAAACTGCAAAGATTGGTGTCGTATGGCACACAACATATACTGGGTCATCATTTGAAACAATGACTGCATCTTTTGGTAAAAGTATCGTAACAAAAATGACTCATGCCTCATCTGTATGGATGGACGATGCTAACTATAAAGATTATTCTGGCGTCGCTAACTTCAGTGCGGCAGAAACAAAACAAATTGATTCTGTTATTTCAAATCTCGAAACTAAATTTTCAGAGATTAACACTGCGACTTTAAATGCTATTAGTCAGGATGAAGATTTATTGATTCTTGTGAAAACATATAACAATACCAAAATTCGCTCAGGTGAAAAGGTAGAAAATGTAAGCGCACATGTTGAAGGATTGTTCCACTACATCTATGATAAATATCAAAAAGAGATAGAGTCTAAGAAAACTGAGAAGGGAAAGTCTGCCCAGGAAGAAAAGCGTAAGAAGATTCTGGCATTTTTCGCCAACCATCCAAAGACGCAGATCGAGAAACTATTTGATCTTGTAAATGCAATTGCAGATGCAAAACTTCCAATTATCAATAAGATGAATCAGGCAGGACACATAGCAACTTTCGTTAAAACTCCAAGTGGGTTCAAGGTCACAGGTGTTGAGGGATTCGTTGCCATTGATCATCTAAAGGGTGGTGCGGTGAAGATAGTCGATCGAATGGAATTTAGCCGCAATAACTTTAGTGCGGATATTATCAAAGGATGGCAAAGATGAGTGGTGATTTAAACGAACTGTTTAAATTAGTTTCTGATGCGAAAAAGAATAGTCCTGTCGCTAAACAGACTAAAGAGATAAAAGAAAACATTCAGGTTGGTCTTGAGGGATTGTTTTCTGAGATGGCTCAATTACGAGCGAATGATCCTGTTGTTCAGAAGAATAAAAAGATTGCAGAAAAAGTTCGCGAGTCAGTTGAAACTGATCTCGATTCTTTATTCTCTGAACTTGCTTCTTTAAAGAAACAGAAAGAAGAAATAATACAAGAACAAATAAAGGAACAGCCTAAAGAGGAAGAAAAGGTTTTAACTGAAGTGGTCTCTCTTCCGACTCCAATTGGAGAGATTCCACCACCCCAGCAAATTGTTCCAGCTTTGCCATTGGCAGATTTAGATAAGTGGTTAGCTACACCAAAAACAACAGTTGACAATACATCAGAGAATGATTTAACCTTAATCAATAAAAAGATTAAATTTTTAGAGCAGTGGATTGGAAAGATTCAAAATGCTGGACCAGGAAGTGGCGCAGCAGATGTTATTACTTTGGATCATCAAACAACATTAGTCACAACACCAACGTATACAGTTGGAAGAAGAGATTATTATATTGGAGTTAACTATCCAGGTATAGTGACAATAACAATGCCAGCAACTGCAAAAAATGGTAGATATGTTATTATTAAAGATGAATCAGGTCGTTGTTCTAAGTTTCCTATTATCGTTCATGGTAATGTTGATAATGATCCTGATGGATTTATATTAAGGATTGATAATGGTGGTATTCAAATGATTTATAGAGATGGGTGGAGAATAGTATGACGTATTTATTTCAAGAAGAACAAAACATTGATGCGTTTGGTCGTGGACGTGTCAGTATGCCATATACGCTTGGTGATTACAAGCATGTATATGGATTAGATCCAAACTTTATTGATTATAAAGTTAATGGTGGGGACGTCGCATTTCAAGTAAATCAAGCATGCGCTAGATTGTCAACAACTTCTAATCCATCAAGTAGAATTGTTCACCAAACAAAATTTTATCATCATTATATGCCTGGGAAAAGTCAGGTAATTCTTTCTAGTTTTAATTTTTATGCAGCTACTGCTAATGTAACTAAACGTACTGGTTATTTTGATGATAATAATGGAATTTTTTTAGAGCAGGCAGGAAACGGGACATTAACTTGGGTAGTTAGAAGTTATGTTACTGGTGCTCCCACAGAGAGAAGAACTGCGCAGAGTCAATGGAGTGAAGATAAATGTGATGGAACAGGACCAAGTGGATTCAATATTGATATAACAAAGACACAGCTAATATGGATGGACTTTCAGTGGTTGGGTGTTGGTCGCGTTCGATGTGGATTTGTGCACGATGGTCAATATGTTCTTGCACACGAATTTAACAATAGCAATAATCTTGCAACAGTATATTTAAGTAATCCAAATTTACCAGTTCGATGTGAGATGCTGAACACAGGAGTAACAACTGGTGCCTATTTTGATCAAATCTGTTCGACCGTAATTTCAGAGGGTGGTTATATAGAGGCAGGACAAGATTGGGCAGTTACAAACACACCAAGACTTCTTACATCAGGATCAACTCTCCCAATTATGGCAATTCGTCTTAAAAACACATTTAGAACTTATCAAAACAGAATGATTGTTCGAATGGGCAATTTAAATATGTTTAGTGACGGAGAAAATATTAAATGGCGTCTAATCAAACTTCCAGATTCAAGTCAGTTAACAGAAACAACTTGGACTTCTGTTGATGATGATAGTGGAGTTGAATACAATGTAGATGCTACTGCATTTACCGATGGCGACGAGATCGATAATGGTTGGGTTGGTGCTTCTACACAGGGAAGCCAGAAGGCAGGAGGATCCCCTGGATCCAATATCCCATCCAGTGCTAAAAAGAATTATATCGTTCAAAACTATGATTGTACGAACTCAGAGATTTATGTTGTTGTAGCAACAAATTTGGGCGCTCAAAGCACTAATGTCGGGGTTGGTATGCAGTGGAGAGAGATTTATTAGCGACTAAATAGTAAATTAGTTCAATTTATAGATGGGTCAAATGAAAAGATATAGTCAGTTCCTAAAGGAACTTCCTTCAAAAACTGTAGTTTTAGCATTCGGTCGGTTTAATCCGCCAACAATCGGTCACGAACTGCTCATTAAGGCAGTCAAAAAGGTTGCAAAAACCCATAATGCAGACCACTCAATTTACGCCTCCAGGACTACCGACTCCAAAAAGAATCCGCTAACGGTAGATAAGAAGGTCAAATATCTGAAGTTGATGTTCCCAGGAACCAACTTCGTAGCTGCCAACGAACAGGAAAGAACCTTCCTAGAGGCAGCTAAACATCTAAACAAAAAATACAAGAACATTATAATGGTCGCAGGTAGCGATCGAGTTCAGGAATTTACTCGCCTGTTAAATGCCTACAATGGAAAAGAGTTTAAGTACGATACAGTTGAGGTAGTCTCGGCTGGAGAGCGCGACCCAGATGCAGATGACGCATCTGGTATGTCAGCGAGCAAAATGAGAGCTCTGGCATCTAAGGGTGACTACGCAGAATTTAAGAAAGGTCTTCCTTCTTCTATACGAGACATCGATGGTCGTCGTCTAATGAATGATGTACGACAGGGCATGGGTCTTGATATGGTCAAGGAAGATATTATCCTGGTCAAAGATACGCTGCGTGAGCAATATTTCCTTGGCGATATCTTTAATGTAGGCGACATGGTAGAATCTAATGGGATCAAGTATGAAATTGTTAAACGTGGTTCAAACCATCTACTTCTCAAAGAAGAATCTGGAAAACTTGTTTCAAAGTGGATACAAGACGTGAACATAATCGAAGATATGCAGCCAGGGTATGCCCCAAAGGAAGTTTCTTTTGATGGATATACCACGAAAAATTTTCATCACCATGAAGATGCAGTAAAAGCATTTCAAGACACAATCGCCAGACTGGGAGAAACCCATAAAGAGATTGTAAAAACGGCATTAGTTGCAACTGATAAATATATGCAGTTAAATGATATGCATATAACCAGTGGAGAAACTCCAACTGAAGAAGAAATAAAGCAATGGATTGAGTCACATGGCGTGGCGAAACAGGCACTAGACAATATCGGGGAATTTTTACACCATCAAGATTACTGGCATCAGCATCGTCATGAATTAGAGGCGATATTAAATCAATACAAAGACGAAGGCGCAGGAGCTGTGGCAGAGGAAACTATGAAGAAAGAACCTAAAAGTTACAAAGATTTTGTAAGCGATCTTAAAACAGATATAGAAGATCCATTCACAAACACACCAATTCAGGATCAACCAGAAACTGGTTTGGTTGGACATTCTCTCCATAGTGAACCACTTGACACTTACATGCGTTTTAGAAAAGTTAAGTATCATCTTGGCGAGGGAATGCATCCTACTATAGGGTATGCTAATCCAGACAGAACTCAGAAAAAAGGACCAGAAGCAAATCCTTTCAGAAAAGAAAAAACTGCTAAAGATATTGAGAAAATTAAAAAGGCTAAGGCAGATGATGCTAAGAGATCTGTCAAAGCGCAGGGTGGAATTTACAAAAAACAAACTAATGATCAAAGAAAACAATTAGTTAAAGGTTATATGGATTTGCTAAAACAAATTGGTGAATCTAGCAGTAAACTTAGCAGTCAAAGAGAAACATCAACTCCAGTTTATGATGCACATATTAAAGGTAACTCTGATTACTCATCTATTGTTAAGAAACATGGCTCGCATAAAACCAGAGAAATTATTCACGGTCTTTCAAAAGAGAGAGATTCTTTACGTAAGCACTCTGGCGAATGGGCAGGTCCAGCGCATCTAAGAAATCATGACTTCGCAATTCGTGGTTTGAAAAAAGCAATTGGCGAAGAAGTAGAACTCGAAGAATCACATGTAGAATTTCGTATTGATAACAGAGAAAAATCAACTGGTGATCACAAATCTACATTTGCTAGTCACGATGCTAAAGTTTCAGACAGCAGCGACAAAGCAACTTACGTAAAAGTTCCAAAAGAAAAAGCAGATTCTTTTAAAACAACTATGAAGACGAAACATGGTGTTCGTGTTGAGATAGCCGAAGAAACTACACCTTACTATAAGAAAACTTCTTTCATTAAGAGAATGTCTCAGGCAGCAAAACAGGAAAGACTGAGAAGAGAAAAACAAGAGAAAGAAAAGAAAGAAGTTAAAGAAGATGTTGAATTGGAAGAGTCGGATGCATCTTGGTCAGCGGCAAAAGAAAAAGAAAAACGAGATCGTTTAACTACAGGTGATAAAGATAAACTAGATGCAGTTAGATCTATGTTAGCTAAAGAAAAGAAACCAGTTAAAGAAGAAGCATCGCCAATGATCAAACCACCAAGCAACAGGTTTGATGATAAAAAATCTGCATTCGCTCATGCTAAAGAGCATGGTGGCAAAGTATACAAACGTGAGTTTACTAATCCAAGAACAGGAATGAAGCAAACGCATTTTGTAGTCAAAGAAGGACATGATGAGATTCAGTCAGCTGATTATAAAACTGACGCTAAAGGTAAAAAGTATGCAGCTCGTCACATCGTGTTTAAGAACGGTGAAGAAGAAAGTGATGAAGAAAAAGCTAAGCAACAGCGTGAGCAGATCGAGATTGATGAGAAGAAAAAAGTTAAAGAAACTCCAGTTAAAGATGATTCTGCGCAGTTAGGTGATGAAGAAGATAAAGGATATGATGCATTCTTCGAAGAAGAAGAGTTTGATATAGAAGATATGTCTGACGAAGAATTAGACAAAATCGCTAACGAAATAGAAGATGAAGATGACATCATGGACGAGTACGAAGATGATGAGTTCTCTATTGTTGATGACGAGACTGGTGAGGAGTTACCAGAAGATGAAGACGAAAAAGAAATTAAAGAAGATGCTTTAGTTGAAGTTCTATCGCGTATGGAGCGTATGAGAGCCAAAGCAAGAATTCGTCGCACTAAAGCAAAACGAGAGCGCGCAACTAAAATTGCATTAAAGCGTTACTCATCAAACCCAACAATCAATAAAAGATCGCGTCGTTTGGCGATCAAACTTATGAAGAAAAGATTGCTTCGCGGTAGAGATCCTTCAAAGATTTCTGTTGGTGAGAAAGAAAGAATTGAACGTGTTATTGAGAAAAGAAAAAACATAATTGGACGTTTGGCTATGCGTCTTGCCCCGCGTGTACGTAAAATAGAAAAAGCAAGATTGTCTCATACAAAATTTACGCAAGGAGCGCCAAATGTTGCATTTTAAAGAGTGGCTAGCAGAAGCAGAATATCAAGGTCGCGATGTTCCACTCGGCAAACCAATGGCTGGCGATGTAAAAAAGTCAAAGGTCTATGTTAAAAACGAAAAAGGAAATGTCGTTAAAGTAAATTTTGGCGACAAAAATATGACCATCAAAAAACATATTCCTGGTCGTCGTAAATCTTTCCGTGCTCGTCACAACTGCGACACTCCAGGTCCAAAAACAAAGGCAAGATATTGGTCTTGCCGAGCATGGTGAAATATAATGGATGAATTAAAAGCTGCTTTACGAATAGTACTAGCGAACAAATTTCTGATGTATTTTAAAGCGCAGTCCTATCACTGGAATGTGGAAGGAATGTTCTTCTCGCAGTATCATGATTTCTTCGGTAAGATCTATGAGGAAGTTTATGGCTCTATAGATGCAACTGCTGAGGAACTGCGTGCTCTGGATGCATATGCTCCAATTAGTATTAACGAAATGTATTCTTATGCTACCATAGATGAGGATGTAATGAAAGCAAGTAATATTACGGACATGGTTCAGAACCTTTTCATGGATAATGCAAAGGTGATCGAGAGCCTAAATAGTTTATTCGAATTGGCGGATAAACAGAACGAACAGGGTTTGGCTGATTTTGCCGCAGGAAGACTGGATGCTCATAAGAAACATGCTTGGATGCTTTCTTCTACACTAAAGAAAACGGGGAACTAGAATGAAATCTTTTTTAACTTTTGCTGAGGCTCTCAAGGGTAAGCAGCATAAAATCGACGCAGATAAAGATGGTAAGATCGAAGCAGAAGATCTTGCTAAACTTCGTGCAATGAAAAAAGAAGAAGTTGAGCAGATCGACGAGGTTGAGAAAGCCACTGGTGGTCTTAAAGATGCATGCTGGAAAGGATATACCGCAGTTGGTATGAAGATGAAGAACGGAAAGAAAGTTCCTAACTGCGTGCCAGAAGAAACAGAGTTGGATGAGAAAATGGATCTCGCCAAAGCATCTATGGGTGATGTTATTAAAGATTTTAAGAAATCTGATGCTCCTCAGTTTGCAGGTAAAAGTGTAGAAAAACGTCGTGAGATGGCTATCGCTGCAAAACTAGAAGCAGATCGTGGCGTTAAAGAAGAAGTTGAACAAATAGATGAGTTATCTAAATCAACTCTTGGCTCGTATGTAAAGAAAGCATCAACTAATGCTAGAATTAACTCTATGATTAGTAAAGATTTTGATCACAAAGCAATGACAGCAAGAAAACCTAGTACGAGAGATGCTTATTATGGATTGTCAAGTAAACATAAGACAAAAGCATGGAAGCGTACTGACAATGTTGCGAAAGCAGTCGATCGTTTAACCAAAGAAGAAGTAAAACCAAGCAAGCCACCATTTGATGCACCATACAAAAAAACTGCTGGTGATATCAAAGATAAATCTGGTGCGGTGCACACAGCAGCAAGTCGTGCTAAACATCTTGCTAAAACTGGTATGAAAAAACAAGAACCAGTTAAAGAAGGTGTGATTGGAACACTAGCAGGTGGTATCCTTGGCGGTTTGGCAGGTGGACCATTAGGTCTTGCTGCAGGTGCATACCTTGGTCACAAAGCACAGCAAGCTGCAAACAATGCAAAAGAAGTTAATAAAAAATTAAAGAAAGAAGAAGTAGAAGAACTTGATGAAGACAAATATGATAGAATGTTATCTTCTATGTTGAAAGGTAAATCTGGCGAAAGATTATTAAAAAAGCACAGCGATGAAGTTAAAAAAACAAAAGACATTGAAAGCGGCAAAACATTAAATAAACTTGTAAAGAAGAATCCTGGTGTTTTGAAAACACATAGTGCTGCAGTTAAAAGAGATAAGAAAATATATGGTGAAGAAGTTGAGCAGATCGATGAATTGAGTTTTAATACTCTGGCAAGCTACGCATCAAAGGTTGATCAAAAAGATAAACAGCCACTATCAAAGAAACGTCAAGCTGGATATAATTCTGCTGCGGAACGTATGTCACAGAAAGCACAAACAGCTGACTTGAAGAAGTGGGGTAAAATTTCAGATTCAGTAGAATACAATTTTGATAACGAAGGAAACCTTATGCCAAATCCAGTATCATTTAAAGAGTTTTTATCTCAGTTAGATGAGATCAAAATGGCTGATCTACCTTCACGTAAAGTATCTGGACGTGGATATGGTACAGAATATTATAAGAAAGAAGCAGAAAAAGATAAGAGTGGCTATGATGACGAGAAGAAAGAAAAGTCAGAAGTGAAACGTGGTCGTGGTCGCCCAGTAGGATCAGCTTCTGGCGCAAGACAAAAAGGTTCAACAACTGGGAAGAAACGTAGTGGTGTGGAAATGACAGGCTATCCATTACACCTTCCAAATAAAAACTAAGGAGAAATAAAGATGGCACTTTGGGGTAATATAGATCAGGCAGCAGATAAACCAAAATATCTGACTACCGCAGAAAAAAATGCAACTGCTGGTATTTCGGAAGCAGAAGCTGCACTAGCAGCAAATAAAGCAAAAGGTGTTCAGCATGCAGGTTGGGTTCAATACTCGACATATACTGATGGACAAGGAAATACACGTCATAAGTCTGAGACATTAGTAGCAATGTCCTCTATCACTAGCGATAATAATGCTGATGACACAACAGTTGGTATCGATCCAGTAATTACTATTGGAACACAACCAGTTAATGCATCTGTTACTGCACCAGCAGCTGCTACATTTAGCGTAGTTGCTACAGTCAATAATGGAGCAACTCCAACATATCTGTGGCAAGTTTCTATTGATGCTGGCGCGACATGGGCAACAGCTTCTGGCGCAGTCGCAACAAATGCGTCATTTACAATTGACCCAACAGATGTTACAATGGATGGACATCAGTATCGTTGCATAGTCTCCTCAACTGGAGCAGCAAGCGTAACTTCTACTGCACGCACACTATCCGTAGCATAAATACTCTAGTAACCTAGAACGAGGTGGGATTGTAACAAATCCCACCAATTTATATTTTTAATAGGAGAGCCAAATGGCAGATCAAAAAATATCTGAATTAACAGCAGCAACTTCTGCTGCATCAGCTGATTTAATCCCAATCGTACAAGGTGGTAGCAACAAGAAACTGACCGTTGCTAACCTTTTTGCAAATTTAAATAGCCCAGTAATTATTAACGCAGCAGGTGCTGACCAGGATACACGTATCCTCGGTAATAATGACGACGATTTGTTCTACGTCAATGCTGGCGACGACAAAATTGGTATTGGTACACAAACCCCAACAGAGAAACTTGATGTTGATGGTAACGTAGCATATACTGGTTTCCTTCGCGCAGGTGGAACACCACAAACTATTCAAGGTCAAGGTGCGCAGATTATTAGTTTGACCTCGGCAGTTACATTGGTTAGACCAGAAGGATCTACTCAATACGTTCTAGCTGATGGTGTTGCTGGCCAAATTAAAACAATTATTTGCAATTTGCATTCTGGTGGACCAGCAGTTCTACTTCCAACAAATCCAGGTACTAACTACGCTACCATCACGTTCACAGGAACAGGTTCAACTGTTACTCTGCAATTCGTTGGCGGTAAATGGTGGATCGTTTCGGCATACGCAGTGACAGTTAGTCTGTAATTAGTTTTCTTTCGTTATGGAAATTTTGAACGAGAAAAACTTCGTTGTGTATTGTATGCATAACTATGACAACCCTCAGTGCCATAGCATTGAGGAGTTCGATGAAGATCTTAAAAGATTTTTATATCTTAAGAAACTGCTTTCTCGTTATAAGAAAAATGGCGATTTAAAAGAACGACTTATATTAAATCATCTTGTAGTTTTATATAATGTTTTTGGTGATGCGACTTTAAATATGTTGTTCTATAAAATTGATAAAGAGTGTTGGGATTCTCTTATAACTTTTCTGGTTTATCTAGAGAGAATGCCTGAAGAGATTCCCAATTACTCAATTAAATTATCCGATATTGCATTAGACGAAACTATTATTTCGTGCTTAAGGAAAATATAAAGGAACAAAATGTCAAGACTAATTGATAACATGATTGCTTTTAGAATTCTTTCTATGCTTGTTAAGCCATTTAACGAGACAGAAGCATATCGTCTTGGTATTATCGATGAGAAGGGTAAGAATCTTAAAAAGTCTTACCAACTAACAAGCGACGAGCGAGATGCATATACATACTTGCATCGTTTGGCATTTAATCTTAAAAAGATCCTGCTCAAACTTCCAGGTGGCGACAGTAAATTAAAGAACTTGGTAGCTGCTCTTTATCTTGTCAAAGAGTACCACGAGACTAATAATCGTAGTTTATCCCTGATGGAAGACAGATTTAATAAAATACTTGAGGCAGTTGAGAATAATGTATATCTTGTAGAAGAAGAAATACAAGTTAAAAAGTTTTTCGAGGAAGCACCTGCAAATAATACAGCTGGTGCTTCTGTTTCAGAACCAAAGATTGGCAAAAAAGATATTAGTAAATACCAAGTGATGGCGAGAAGGAAGAAACCAATCAATGTTCCTACTTAGTTTTGTACCAGATGCGCTAATACAATTAGTAGTCAACGGGGTTTTAATTGCAGGTATAGTTGGCTGTGTAGTATCGTTTTTCTTTGGCTTCTTCGTTAGATGGATGCCATGGATTATTCCTTATCGAATGATCCTGCAAATTTTAGGATTAGTTCTGCTTATCGTTGGTGTTTATTTTAAAGGTGGCGTCGGTGTAGAAATGGAATGGCGCGAGCGAGTAAAGATTGCACAAGAGCAGGTTAAAGCAGCTGAAGAAAGAGCAGAAAAGATAAATAAAGATCTTGAGAAAGAAAAGAAAGACAAGGACAAAATAGTAGCTGAGTCCAAGAAAAAGATAAAAGAAACAATTGTTATACAGGCTACAACAATTGATGATAAATGTAAAGTATCACCAGAAGCACTTAGTATTATTAATGAAGCTGCGAAGAAACCAAAATGAAAATTATATTATTACTTCCAGCAGTTTTATTAACAGGTTGTTTGAGTTTTACAGCACCCGTCAAGCAGAAGTTTCCAGATGTTCCAAAAGAACTACTTGAGACCTGCCCAGAGTTAAAACTTGTAGAATCTACAGAGAAACTTTCTGACGTGTTGAGTGTTATTAATGAAAATTATTCAGAATACCACTCCTGCAGAGTGAAGATAGACGCATGGATTCAGTGGTATAAATTTCAGAAAGATAATTTTGGAAGATAACATGGAACAGGAAAGAATTGCAAAATTGGAAACTCAAGTAGAAGCGATCAAAGAAGACGTGGCTGAAGTAAAACAAGACATCAAAGAAATACATTCTCGTATCTCAACTCAAACAAGAGAGATTGTAGATAAGATGGATGATATGCAATCTCGTCTAGAGCATAAGATGAATGCGAATGCTCAGATATCTCAACAGCAGCACCATGAAATTCACAAACAAATTTCAGACGACGTAGAGAAATTAGATTCCAGAGTTAATAACTTGGAAAAGTGGAAGTGGTATGTAATTGGTGCAGCAGCTGCAATTGGCTACCTATTAGCCTACATCTCAGATATTGCCAATATCGTAAAATAATTTGTCGTTTATTATGTTATAGGGTATAATTATACTCTATAGTGGAGAATTTATGCTTTACATTGATAAGAAGTATGCAAGTATTCTTGGTGGTCGTCTAAGAAACTTTAAGCAGAAAAATGATTACTTGTGGAACTTTAGCTGCCCTGTTTGTGGAGACAGTTCCAAAAATAAATTAAAAGCACGAGGATATATCTATCGTGTGAAGTCAGATTTGTTCGTGAAATGTCATAATTGTGGCTATGGAACTAATCTCGGGAATCTTATCAAACGTGTCGACCAAAAATTATATGATGAATATGTTTTGGAGCGCTATACTTCAGGAGCGTCAAAATATAATGATCACAAAGAAGTAACAGTACCAGATTCAAAACCAATTTTATTAGAGGATGACATTTTGTCTCCTTTAAAGCGAATTGATTTGTTGGATGAAACCCACCCAGCAGTAAAATACGTTGCGGATCGTAAGATACCCAAAGATAGGTGGAAGTATCTTTATTTCGCACCAAAGTTTAAGAAGTTCACTAACTCTGTCTCTCCAAAGTTCGTAGAGCCAATCGAAGGTGAGCATCCAAGAATGATTATACCATTCTTTACAGATGCTGGTAAGTGTTTTGCTTTTCAAGCCAGAGCGTATGGTGATGAACAGCCTAAGTATTATACAATCAAGGTCGACGAAAAGACGGAAAAGATTTATGGTCTCGATCGTATAGATTTTTCCAAAAAGATATATGTTGTGGAAGGACCAATTGACTCTCTGTTTCTTCCAAATGCCATCGCAGTTAGTGGCGCTAGTTTTGATACGCCAACAATTAAATCTTTGTTGACAAATGCAGTTATAGTTATGGATAACGAACCCAGAAACAAAGAGATCGTTAAACAGATGGGTAAATACATTGAAGAGGGTTATAATGTTTGTATGTTTCCAGATTTCGTAATGGAAAAAGATATTAATGAAATGATTTTACATGGTAAAACTTCTGAAGAAATTCTTGAATTGATAAATACAAACACCTTCTCTAATCTGGAAGCGAAATTGAGATATGGTACATGGAGAAAAGTATGAAAGTGAAGTTGATTAGTTATTCCGAGCCAGCTGGAGATCTGCCAGCCCACATCGACAATATGCAGGAGTTGGTGGCTTTCTGTGCGAGGGTGTCAAACCCAAGCAATCAAACAAATACAGAAACATCTGAGAAGTTAATTCGATATCTTATCAAGCATAAACACTGGTCACCATTAGAAATGGTTTCCGCGTGTTTAGAGATTGAGACCACACGTGATATAGCAAGACAGATATTACGTCATCGTTCTTTTTCATTCCAGGAGTTTAGTCAAAGATATGCAGATCCAACAAAGGATCTGTCATTTGTTCTTCGTGAGCCAAGATTACAGGATCCAAAGAATAGACAAAACTCAGTTGAGATTAATGGTTGGACATTGGGTGAGCAGAATTTAATAGAAGAGTGGAAAAGAAAACAAGAAGATGTTTTGCGCGAAGTTGTTCATGCTTATGAGTGGGCGATCAAAAATAATATCGCTAAAGAACAAGCAAGAGTAGTTTTACCAGAGGGTTTAACTGTTTCTAGAATGTATATGAATGGTACTTTACGTAGTTGGGTTCATTTTATTGAATTGCGCAGTGCTAATGGAACCCAAAAAGAACACATGCTGGTGGCTCGTGAATGTGCTAAGGTAATCGCCAAAGTATTTCCTTTGGCTGAGGAATTTGTAAGTAAATAATTATAACGGAGTTCGTATGAAAGATGTAGTGCATGGCATAACAGTAGATTATTCTCGCGATGGTTTGTTTGACGAACTTGGGCTACTACGATTAAAAGAGAGTTACATGAGGGAAGAAGAAGTATCCCCTCAAGAAAGATTCGCGTATGTCTCGTCTAAGTTTGGTAGCAATCCTGATCATGCTCAGCGGTTGTACAACTATTCGTCCAAGCATTGGTTGTCATATTCAACACCAATTCTATCCTTTGGGAGAAGTAAAAGGGGTTTGCCTATATCTTGTTTTTTAAATTATATTGAAGATACTGCGGAGGGTTTAGTTGATAATCTTAGTGAAACTAATTGGCTTTCTATGCTTGGTGGCGGTGTCGGCATTGGCTTTGGTATTCGTTCGTCGGATGATAAATCTACTGGCGTTATGCCGCACCTCAAAATTTACGATGCGTCTAGTTTGGCTTATCGCCAAGGTCGCACTCGCCGTGGGTCTTATGCTGCTTATCTTGATATTTCCCATCCAGATATTATTGCTTTCTTAGAAATGAGAAAGCCAACAGGCGATCAAAACTTAAGAACATTAAACATGCATCATGGTATTAATATTCCTGATGCATTTATGGAATTAATTGAGAAGTGTATGATTGACCACGATGCAGATGATTCGTGGGAACTGAAAGATCCACACAGTGGTGAAGTGCGTGAGGTAGTTTCTGCAAGAGAATTATGGCAGAGAATCCTTGAGATGCGTATGACAACAGGTGAGCCATATCTGCATTTTATCGACACATCCAATAAACATTTGCCACAGTGGCTAAAGGACAAAGGATTAAAAGTTCATCAATCAAATCTGTGTTCAGAAATTATTCTACCAACAAATGAAAAGCGTACTGCTGTTTGCTGTTTGTCCTCTTTAAACTTGGAGTATTATGATGAATGGAAAGATGACCCTTTGTTCCTTCGAGACGTTGCGGAAATGCTTGATAATGTTCTGCAGTATTTTATTGATAACGCACCCACTTCTATTTCCAGAGCTGTTTATTCTGCTACTCGTGAGCGCAGCATTGGCATCGGAGCATTAGGATGGCATGCTTATTTGCAGAAATGTAATTTGCCTTGGGAATCACCAATGGCAATTGGTCGTAATAAACAAATTTTCAAAACAATACGGGAGAAATTAGATGTGGCTAATAAAGAACTTGGGACCAGAAGAGGCGAAGCTCCTGACGCGATGGGTACTGGGAATCGCTTTAGTCATCTTATGGCTATCGCTCCCAATGCTTCTTCTTCCATTCTCATGGGGAATACTAGTCCTAGCATTGAACCTTATCGTGCCAATGCTTATCGGCAGGATACTCTTTCGGGTTCTCACTTAAACAAAAATAGGTATCTTGATAAGATTATTCAGGTTGAAGCGGAGAAACATAATGAAGGTTGGGCTGACGAAGTTTGGCGTAGCATTATTGCGAATGATGGTAGCGTTCAGCACTTGGATTGGATGGACGAATGGACAAAAGATGTTTTCAAAACATCTATGGAAATTGACCAGCGTTGGGTGGTCCAACATGCGGCAGATCGCCAGCCTTGGATTGACCAAGCGCAATCTTTAAATGTCTTTTTCCGTCCAGACAGCAACATTAAATACATACATGCTGTTCATTTTATGGCATGGAAACTTGGATTAAAAACAATGTATTACTGCCGCAGTGATAAGATCGCCAAAGCAGATAAAGTTGCCAAACGTCTTGAACGAGAAGTTATAAAAGAGATTGATTTAACAGCACTAACTAAAGATGATGGTGCCTGTCTAGCCTGCGAAGGATAATTAATGGACGCATACGATCTATACTGGAAACTAAAAACACTTTGGATGGAAAACTGTAGTAGAATTAGTGGAGTTACAACTAAAACAGCCCATATGGCTATAATGATCCCAACTGAGAATGGATATAAAGAAGTTCTTGGTGCAAAATACAATAAAGAAATTAATGCAATAGAGTTAATAATAGAGGAACAAGAATGAAGACTAGTCTAAAATTAACAGACGAAAGAAATTACTTTAAGCCATTTGAGTATGCATGGGCATATGACGCATGGTTAAAGCATGAGCAAGCACATTGGCTACACACAGAGGTGCCAATGGCAGAGGATGTGAAAGATTGGAAAAAGAAATTAACTAAAGAAGAAAAACATTTTTTAACCAACATCTTCCGTTTCTTTACGCAAGGTGATATTGACGTTGCTGGTGGCTATGTGAAGAACTATCTTCCATACTTTCCACAACCAGAAATCCGTATGATGCTTATGGGTTTTGCTGCACGCGAAGCGTTGCATATTGCAGCATATTCCCACTTGATTGAAACTCTCGGAATGCCAGAATCAACTTATAATGAATTCCTTGAATATCAAGAAATGAAGGATAAGCACGACTATGTTTTGGATATTTCTGCCAAGAATACAACAAAAGAAAACACTGCTACGCACATTGCGGTCTTCTCTGCTTTTACGGAAGGAATGCAGTTGTTTAGCTCTTTCATTATGCTTCTCAATTTTCCTCGTCATGGTATTATGAAAGGCATGGGACAGATTGTTACCTGGTCTATCGTTGATGAAACTATGCATGCTGAGAACATGATGCGTCTATTTAAAGAGTTTATCAAAGAAAATCCAGAGATCTGGAATGATTCTTTGAAGAGTAAAATCTATAGCATTGCTGAGAAGATGGTTGATCTTGAAGATAAATTTATTGATCTATCATTCGCCAATGAATCAATGAGAGACCTAACTGCTGATGATGTTAAGAAATATATTCGTTATATTGCAGATCGTCGTCTTATTGGTTTGGGCATGAAAGGCATCTACAAAGTTAAAAAGAACCCACTACCATGGGTAGAAGAAATGATTAACGCACCAGTGCATGGCAACTTCTTTGAGAATCGTGTTACTGACTATGCTAAAGGTGCTTTGTCTGGTACTTGGGAAGATGTTTGGGCTAAAGCAGCATAATGGCTCATATAATAGCAAATCTTCCACCAGTAAAATGTTTTATTCGCAGAGAGTTTCTCTATGATTTCGAAAAGGGACATGGAGAACTTGAACCTTGCTGGTGGATAAGTATTAAATCTATACGTGGACAAGCGTTTAGAATAGAAGCATATTTAAATAACTATGGCGCTTTGTATGATAAGTTGCCATTACATGCATTTTGTTGGAAACCGATTGACGGCGAGCCATTACCTTTAGATTATTTACAGCTGTGGGATTGTCTTTCATATGATGTTACAGTATTAAAGAAAGCACAACTCCAATCAATGCGCTGTAAGATAAAACTAAAAAACGGAGAATGGTTATATGGCGAGTATCTATTTACTGTTGACTCTGCTCATCCTGATTTTAATGTTCTTGATACTGGATTTGCTGAAGATATCGAAGACCACAAATCTTATAATTTTATTCGGTGCGATAATGGTCAGTTCTCTGCTCAGCCAAACAATCGTATTATTATCCTTGAGCCATCGTCTAATCCTAGGGAGCTAAAGATTCCTGATTTTAGAGTGGCAACTAAACGATGGTCTGTGGAAACAGATCCAAAATGGGCATTGGGAGATACAAACACTGTGATGTATGAGGAGACAAAATGATATCGGTAGAAACATTAGTTGAGCTGGCAAAGGAAGTGGAGAATGAAGATCCTATAGATTGGGGTATGCTTTCTATTGATGAGGATACTGCATATAAAGTTATTGCATCTCAGGTATTGGAAATCTATAACACAAATGACCAACTAACCATGTTGGCGAGTATAACAAAGTTAATTGTGGAGAACTTTGTGCTAAATCTTAAACTACAGGGTATGAAATAATGACTACTAAATTCTTTGATTGTGAAGAGTGCGGAGCAAGAGGAAAGATAATACTTAAAGGGGAAGATCACACCAGTGAAGATTGCGTTTATTGTCCAGTGTGTTCTGCTGATATTTACGAAAACGAAGAGGAGGATGACGAAGAATGAAACTATCAATAGTCATAGCGTCCATATTTTTGACAGGATGTTCACTTATACTACCGAAACCACACGATCCAGTTATGTTTGATCAGATGGTTGGAATAAAGATTACATTAAACAGCACTAAATGCGCTGGTGATAAGAACTGGGATTCATTATTTGATAAAGTAGAAAGACTAAAAGTCTACACTGAATTGAGAAAAGATCCACAGGCTAAATCTGTGGATGATCTACAAACAGCATTAAAGAAGGCACATTCTTCAGCTAATCCAATATTTTGCGAGTCTGTGCTCAAAGTTAACCGTGTCAGAGTTGACACTATCGCAGACGCATGGAGGGGAAGATGAGTATATTTCAACACATTAGAGCAGAGATTGATGTAGCATCAAATGACGCAGCCAAAATTCTTGCAGAGGAATTGATAGCTGTTGGCGAGCAGTATCAAGCAGGACAGCTAACCAGAGATGAGTTTGAGTTTCTTGTTGGAGAGATTGCACAGGTCAGAGCACAACAAGAGTTGGCAACTGATGAGATTGCTCAGCGGTGGATTATCAATGCTGCGTCAGCAGTTCTGTCGGCAGTATAAATGTGGACATATCAAGGAAACGAATTCGCTGAGATCCCAGAAGGATACGCAGCATTCGTTTACTTGATAACTAATAAATTAACTAACAAGAAATACATAGGCAAGAAACTATTTTACTTTAGCAAGAGTAAGACAGTTAAAGGTAAAAAGAAAAAGATTAAAGTAGAATCTGACTGGAAAGAATACTGGTCCTCTTCAGAAGAAGTTCAAAAAGATGTTAAAGAATTGGGTGAGCAAAACTTCACAAGAGAAATTATAAGACTTTGTGAGAATAAAGGAAGTGCATCTTACTTTGAAGCCAAAGAGCAATTTATAAACGAGGTTTTAGAGAATCCAG